GGGGGGGGGGGGTGGAGTTAGGCCGCAAGCACGTTTCGATCGGTCCAGCCAAGGCAGCCGACCGCGCCGCCAGTGCCCCCAATCGCGATATAGATGTTCGTGCTTTCGAGCAGTATTTCAGAGCTGGCGACGTTCAGTGCAGCCGAGTTATCGGCGACAAGCGGCGGCGGGTTCGTGCCTTTTGGCCCAGTAAACGACGCATTCGGCGCAACACTGACATTGTTGTTTGAGGTACCGGCGCCTTGCAGGTAGTACATAAAGGTGCTGACCTTTATGTGTGACGCTGTCGAAGGAACGAAAGCGCTGACGGATTGCGCGACGTAAGTGGAGGATACAGCCCCCCATGATCCGAGCGCCCCGGACACCATCAGCGGGATGACGGACGTGTTGGTCGACGCGGTAACGACATATTGCGTTCGGTTGCCATATTGCAGCGTGCGAAGCAGGTTCTGCGATCCGTCGCAGCGCATGGCGCCAATGTAGACCTTATAGGTGTAGCCGGTCGGCAGCGTCGGCGAGGTGCTCGACACGCTGGCAATCGCCGAGAACGTCGTTCCGTTCGAGATCGCCCAGAGATAGACCCAGCCGCTCGTCGGCCGGCTGCCTGAGTCCATGCCGCCCGCGCCGGTCGTCGTCAGGTCGATCGTGAGCGCGAAGTTCTGCGTCGAGACGAGCGCCGATGATGTGTTCGCCGCCGACAGATAGGCGGCCGACACGTCGATCTTGGTATTTGGCGTCCCCGCGTTGTTGGTGATCTTGAGCCCGACCGCGGCCGGAATGCCAAAGATCGGCGCCGTCACCGGAGGCAGTCCGGAGGCCGGAAGAACGGCGACGCTCCAGACGCCGGACGACGTCTGCACGATGCACAACAAGTCGCCGGGGGAGCCCGCGTAGCTCACGCCACCGGGCGTCTTCAGGTTGGCGCCGTTGGTGATCGTGATCGCGCCGTTGAGCACGGCGAAGAACGGGATGTTGTCCGGCGTCGCGGTTGAGCCGAACGAACTGATCGGCGTCGTCCCGGTCAGGATGATATTGCGCGAGGTCTGCGCACCGAGGTCGACGGTCGACGCGCTGGGAACAGTCGTCCAGGCGCCATAGGCGAGCTGCGCCGGCGTCAGAACGTTCGCCTGGACGTTCGCCGCACCGATCGCCAATGGACCGATGTTGGCATTGCCGGCGACGAAGCCGTTCAGCTGTTGCAGCGGTACCGCGTGCAGAGCGCTCGTCGCATTGCCCGACAGCGTGAGCGGTGCCGCCATCGGCGCTTCGCCGGCGACCGGCAACGAGGCCGTCAGTTCGTTGCCAATGTCCGTGATGAGGGTGTTGAATGCAACCGGATCGAGGGCATTGCCGGCAACGGCAGCGGTTCCGGACGGCGGCGAATAGACGCCGGATGAATTGCGCGGCATGGGGTGCCCTCAATAAAAAAGGCCCCCGTGAGGGAGCCTAGGTTTCGTCCGGTGGTTCGGTGGTCAGTCAATCAGAGCAGAAGGTCTTGGGCTGTCTTGCCGAGGTGGCGGGCCAACCGCGCCAGGCCGGCCGGGGTGACGCAGACTTGCGTGATCGTCAGCGTCTGGCCCCTGCTGCTGGTGCGGGTCGTCACCGAGTGCTCCAGCAGGCCGGCGTCGATCTTGTCCTGATAGGCAACCCATTCCTTGCCGCCCATGCGCCGGAACACCCAGCGCAAGCGTTGCAGCATTGGGAACCCGTCGTGCGGCCTCAGCCCGAGCGTCTTCGCGGCCGTCGTCACCGGCATTGAACCGGACGATGCCTCGATGCGGTCGAAGGCTTCCGCCTTCGGTGCGGCGATCGCCAGTTGCCGTTCCGCCTCCTCACGCCGCTCCACCTCGTCAGCCGCAAGCCGCAGGGCCTCTGACATCGACTGCGGAACTGTGAACGCCGGTTTGGCCTGAAGCGTCCGGAGCCGCTTCTCGGCATCGATGAAATACTGCCGCGCCTGCCGCCCGCGGGCGTTCCGCTGGACCATCGACAGCTCTTTTGCCATGTCCAGCGTCAGGAAGTAGTCGACCGTCGATTTGCGGTTTCCACCCCTTCCAGTTTGGTCCCCCAAATTTGGGGAACCAAAAACCTTAACAAAATCAGGCCCTTCCTTGAACTCGAACGACTTGATCATTTCGGTGATCCAGGTCGAAAAATCGCGCCGGAGTTCAAGGAAGCCGTGGAGATCGCGGGCGTTGACGGCCTGGATCAGTTCGTCCGGCGCCGTGAATTCGTGGATCTGCAGCAGGGAAACGTCGCTCATCGTCGCCTCCCTCAAGCCGCCAGCGCGCGAACGTTCTGGACGATCCGCCAGAGCAGGATGTCGCCCAGCTCCTCGCGGTCATCTGCAGGTTGGTCGATATCGAAGATCATCGCATCGTGGCTGGACGCGATGCTGTTGCTCTTGGCATAGCAAAAACGGAGTTTGGCCAGCAGCCCGTCCATCGTCTTTGCCTGAACGGTTTCCAGGACGATCTCGTGCGGCGCCATCCGGTCGTAGGCGGCATATTGGGCATCGATGCCGACTGCCGCCCCGAGTTCGGCATAGGTGGCCTTGTAGCCGTCCCATGCCGCGAGGAGCTCGGCATCGGGGTGGAGTTTGGTCGTTGCGACAACTGCGATACCCGTCGAAGCCACCGCGACCATTGCGGCGAGCGGCACCAGAGCCTGACGGCGGGACATGGATGTGCTATGCTGGAAGTCAGCCATGGGTCGATCTCCTCGTGATCGGTTCAGGTTAGGGCCGTTTGAGAGGTGCAACTCTCTTGCGGCCCGCATTTTTTAGCGCTATTATTTTGCTATGTCAATTGTTAGCGCTAAAAAATCGAAGGGTCGCCCCCGAGTAGACAGCGAAGCTGTCAACGTTCGGATGGAGCGATCTTTGCTGTCTTCTGTTGACGCGTTCATTGCGGAGCAGCCGGAGCCAAAGCCGACTCGACCGGAGGCAATCCGGCTGCTACTCTTTGATGCATTGGCCGCCGTGGGCCACATGCCAAAGGACAGCGCCGATGGGGGCGATCCAGTCGATAGTTAGTTTTGCGCTGCTTCTATTTTTAGCTGGCGTCGGCGGATGTTCGGCGTTTAGGGAACACCACGATCCCTACGCCAATTCATATTCTGACCAGTCAAAACCTCAATCCGCTGCCGATCAAAGAACGGCTCGGTGCAAAGGCCTTATTGAAGCATCCATGAGCCCATCCTTGGCGCCGAGCGATCGGCAAATTGGGATTATGGCAATTCAGCAAAGCGGTTGTTTGCGCCCGCAACCGTCGCAACAAGAGATCGACGCGCACCAACAAAGGTGCGCTGTTTTGATCAACACGGCGACCAACGTGAACGTGGATCAAACGAGCCGGTTGATCGCTTATGACGGCGCGAAATCATTAGGGTGCATTGGTGGATAATAAATGATTTTTCTGCGTCAGATCAATTGGGGCCGCGTGGTTGTCGGAGCCATTGTGTTGTCTGCGCCGTTGGCTATTCGGAACTGGGACAACCTCAACCCGTTTAACGTATATTCGAAAATTCCGAGACTTGTTGACGCCGGAAGCCTATACACGCCGAGCCGGTTCAAGTCCGGCGATTTCTACGAATTGAATGGCCACGTGTTTCTGGTCGGATGTTTTGGCGTCAACGTACCGATCGACCTTGGCCCCCGATCCCAGATCAACGAGGCGTCATTGCCCCAATTGCCGCCGTGCCAGACTGCGCAACGCCCTTGAGCAACATTCGCGCCAGCGCCTGACGGTGCGCCGCCGTCATCTGCGCAGCCCGAGCGCTTTCGCGGATCGCGTCCGGGGACCGTTCCATCAACAACCGGATCATGTGGTCGGTCACCTTGGCATTCGACCCGGTGAAATAATCGGTCGCCGCGTGCGCCACACCCATGGCCGCCCGACCGAAGTGCCCGGCGATCAGGTCGTGCAGGATGCCCGGGTCGATCGCGTGCATGTCGGCCATGTCGGCGAGGTTCTCAGCCGTCCGGGAGCCGCCAAGCGCAGCGGCCATTGTCCCATGCATCGTCTCTTCGCGGCCAAGGCGCGCCGCCAGCCGGTCATAGGTGCCCGGCGCACTGAGGACCGGGAGTTCCATCCGCATGGCCGGCGAGTTCAGCGGACGCGCGGCATTCGTCATTGTGCCCTTGGTCTGCAGCGCGGCCGTGACCTTTGGATCGAAATAGCCGACGCGGGCGGCATCAGCCTGTGACGGCTCAAGCGTTCCGAACCGATTGATGTTGTCGGTTGGCGAATTCGGCCCGCGCGCCATGTCGCGGCCAGTCTGGACCGCATCAATCACACCGGACTGCTGGTGATAAGTGTCCCGTGCCGCGGCGTAATGCTGCGAAGTCCGCGCGAGCTGCGCGTCGAGCGCGTCGCGAATTGGCGTTAGCTCAGCGACAAGCGCGCCGCGGCCATCCGCCGTTGCCTTTGCGATCATCGTATCGATATTGACCTTGGCTCGGAATGCCTTCTCGACGTTGATGCCGGTCAGGTTCGGTGCCGCAAGATACGACCTGGCCTCGACAATTGCCGACCGGATTGGGTCGCGAATTGCCGCTTCACTGGCCTCGATCGGAGCGCGGATGGCCAGATCGGTCGGGACAGCCCCCGTGCTTTGCGCGAACCGGTCCGCCAGCGGCGAAATCGACTGGTTGGCGATCGAGACAGCCGGCGAAGGGTCGAACGCGCTCGTGTCGGCCTTCACCGGCGCATAGTTGGTGAAGGCATCCGCCGCGCGCTGGCTGCGCAGCAAGTCTTCGGTCTGTGCGGCCGTCAGCGTCGAACCTGATGCATCCTGCAGCGCGCCTGCCACCCGGTTGCCAGCGTCCATCTGCCGGCCGACAAGAAAATCCCGCGCGACCTGGCGTTCTTCGCCCGGCTGACGGATTGCTCCGGTGAGCATTCGCTGGCCGGCGTTGCCGAGCGCATCGGCAGCCGTGAACACGTCCTGGCCGTCTGCCCGGGCCGCCTCGACGGCTTGGGCGGCCTGTTCCGGCGTCATGCCGGCGCGGCGGAACACCTCGGCCAGCTTGGTCGCCGCGGCGCCGGTGGGATCGACGGCGGACAGGATCTTGTTGCCACCGAGAAGCCCGAACGTCTTGCCGGCAACCGGGAGCCCGACGCCCAGCAAACCGCCCAACATGGCGCTTTGGGCCGCGGCATCGATGCGCGACTCGTTCGGATTGTCGGCATTTGCAGCGCCCTGCACGCCGGCCATCACGGCATTGTCGAGACCGGATGCCCCGAGCCTTCCAACCAAGCCCCACAGCCCCGTAGCGGCTTCCGGGATAGCTTTCGCTGCTGTCAGTCCGACGCCTTCCGTCGCCAACGCCGGCAGGATGCTGGACGCCAGCGCGATCGCCATCGTGCGGTTCGGATGATCGCGCTCTTGCTGCGCGAGGCTTTGCCGCTCGATTTCTGCCTGCGTGTCGTAGGCCTGCTGGAACGGCTGCTGACCAGTGACAGATTGCGTCACGCCACGCATCAGTGCTTCAGCCTTGTCCCCCAGCCCGAAAGTGGTGTTATTCAGGATCGGCGCTGTGAACCCCGTGTCGGCCCCATTGGCGCGCGCGATCAGCGCGCGGTCCTGTACTTGCTGGTGATAGTCTTGGTCCGGCGTTTCGATCGACGAATTGTCGCGCTTGGCGTTAACTGGGGCTTGCCCCTTGCCGGGGTTGGGGATTTCGTCGAAGCCATTAGCATGATGAACAACTGCCCCCTCGGGCACGCTGCCGAAGGTGCCATCCGGGTTTTCGCCCGGCTGCAAATGCCGGGGCGCTGCCGGCGCAAACGCCGACCACGGCCCGACTGGTGCAACCTGAGGCGCGAATAGCTCCCATGGACCGGCCATTATTGCTGTTCCCAAGATGCCGGGTTAGACGGGTCTCCGCCCTTAAACCGGTAGCCGTCAATGACGGTCCCGATCTGCGGAGGAGTTACTGGCGCGGCTGAGGTGCCCGGAGCAGCCTTTTGCGGAGTCGTCAGCCCATTGATGTAGCTGAGCGATTTGGCAGCTGACGGCCCGAAAATCGGAAAATCCTGAGCGTTCGGCCCCATCGACTGATGCCATTTGCGTTGTAGTTCGACGGCCTTGGCCTGCAGATCGCGGGCCAGCACGCCCATGGCTTGCGCCCGGACGCTCGGGGAGGCGTTGACGTCCAAAGCTCCTTCAAGGGCTTTCCGCTGGGCTTCCGTGCCCGAGGATCCGGAATAGAACTTGGTGAGCTCTTCGACCAACGGCGTGCGAGCAGCCTCGAACTTAGCGAGCGCTTTCGAGTAAGGGCCGGCTGGGTTCCACGCCTGCTGCCCCGCGCCAAGAACCTCTTGCCAGCCCCCCGCGCCCAATTGCTGTTTTCCAAGCTCCTCAGATGCCCGCGCTGCTTCCTCCAGATGTCCAAGTGCCGTATTGGCCGCAAGGATCTGGCCACCGGTCGACGACGGGCTCGTGCCATCCGTGAAGTCCTTGATGGCAGCGCCACGCGCGGCCGAGACGGAGGCGTTGAACTGCGGATCGGCGGCGTAGACCAGCTTCATGATCATCTGGTCGACACCCTTTGTCGCGGCGTTGCCAGTGGGAACGGGCATATCGCCGCGGAGGATCGCCCGCGCCTGAGCGGCATAAGGACCCCATTGCGGATCGGCGCGCAGCTTGTCGAGATAGTCTTCGCCGGCGACGCGCGGTACGCTCATGGTCTGGGCCGTGTCGACGCCCTGCGACGGCTGCTGGACGGTTGCTTGCGGTGCGGCTGATGACGGTGGTCCCGGTACAGGTGCGGTCGGCGCAGCGCCCGGCTGCGGCTCGGCAGCGCCAAGCGGCGGGAGCGGTTGCGACGTGACCGCGCCCGGCCCCGGCTGCGGAGCGTTCGGCATCGCCGCAGCGCTCATGCCCGGCGGTATGTTCGCCGGCGGCTGGGGCATTCCGGGGCCGATCGGTTGGCCCGTCACCGGGTTGACCATCTGCTGGCCGGCGTCCATCGCAACGCCCTTGATCGGCGCCTGATAGATCGGCTGCACGGCACCGGTACGCTTGTTGATCAGCAGTGTCGTGCCGTCCGGCGTCGTCGTGACCTCGTTCTGCGGCATCATCTGCGATTGCACGATGCCCATCGCCATTTGCCGCGCCTGAGGCGGCAGTGACGGGTTCAGCGCTATGGCAAGCATCTGCGCATATTGAGGCGACTGACCGGGTTGCGGGCTCGGGTTCAACAGCGCCCGGGCCACCGGGCTGGCGGCAGCAGGCGCAGTCGGCTGGCCACCCGGCGCGTTCAGTGATGCCGCCCACTTTTGGTCCGGGCCCTCAATGCCGAACCGTTCGCCGTTGATGGCAGCGGTCTGCGGGCCACCGGCAAAACCGACCGTGCCCGAGGCATTGCCCGTGGCCAGGTTCGAGACGTTCGAGCCCTTGAGCGCCGCGGCTACCAGTGGCGAATAGGCGCTGAGCGCCTGCGGATTGCTCATGGCCTTATCGGCTGCAGCATAGGTCGACGCCGGGAAGTAATCGCCCTGTAGCGTCTGCGCGACCGTCTGTCCACGCGCCGCGGCGCGGTTGAAGATGCTTTCGATGAAAGCCTGCTGCGCCTGCTGGCCCTGGCCGCCGACCTCGGCTTGCGTGATGGCGGCAAGGCGCAATGCGACCGCTGGATCCTGCAGTTCCGGTTCGAATTGCTGGCGGACTCCGGCAAGGTTCGGTAGTGCGCCCGTGATGTTCGCGCTTGCCCGAATAGCATCCTGTCCGGCGCTCGGTGCCGAATTGCCGGGATTGGTGCCAGCCGGCATCGGCGCCGCCGTATCGTAGCCTGGCGTCGGAGTGCTCGCCTGCGGCGGCGGCGGGTTCGCGGGTGCTGCGCCCGGCTGCAGCTGTTGTTGGCCGGTCAACATGGCGATCATCTGCTGTGTGGCCGCGTTCCCGTTTTTGTTGATGACGTTTTCGTTGTTGGCGCCGACGAGCGCTTGGGCAAGTCGCGCCGCGCCCTGCCAAGGCGACCGAATCGGCGTCGTCTGCATGCCTTCCTGTTGCAACTGACGAGCGAGCGCCATTTGCGTCTCGTAATCGTAATTTGGCGCCCCGTTCGGGCTGGTCGTGAAATCAAGAAGGCCCATCGGTCAGACCTCCGTTGCCAGTTTGTAATCGACCGTTTTGAACCCGGCGAATTCACCAACAGCAGCTGGATTGACCTGTTCGACGTCTTGCGCCATGAGGCCGATCTGAACCGGGCCGCCCCAGATATAGCGATAGGAATAGACCGGCAGGCCATTGTCGAGCGTGCCGACACGTTCGATGTCGGTCTTGACGCGCTTGTCCGAGAGCAGGCCGAACAAGCCCGCGCCGTTCGCGCCTCTGGCGCCGATCGCGGCCCCGCCAAGACCGAACAGTCCGCCCATCGTGGCGTCGTATTGCTGCGTCTGGTCCTGATAGTTCTGCTCGACGAGGCCCGCCAAATTCGTCCCGGCCACATTGGTCTGCGGCGTCTGCGCCGTCTGACCGACGCCCGGCTGGCTGACCTGTGAGCCGGTCCGCAACGCGTTCAGTTCGTTAAGCGGCAGATTGTACTGCGTCAGGGCATCATTGACGGCTGTCTGGTGCCCCTGCAGGTACATGTTGTTGTAGGCATTGGACTTGTCGCGGTTGAACTCGTCCATCGCATATTCGTAGCCCTGCGATCCCGGCGTCAGGCCGCGGTTCATCAAGCTCTGCTGCAGGTTTTCGGACGCCTGATTGTACTGCGGGTCGATCGTGTTCTTGGCCAGCTGATCGAGCCTGCCCTCGTTGGCGCCATAGCTGAGGTCGATCGGCTGCGACAGCGTGCTGCCGACGTTCTTCAGCAGGTTGCCCTCAACATCGGCATTGCCCTGCGCGTTGCTGATGTTCGAGTTCACGAGGTTCTGCATCGGCTGCGACAGGGTCGTCGTGGCGGTATATTGCGGCGCGCCGGACGGTCCCGTGCCAGTCTGGTTGTAGTTGATCGAGCCGTAGGGCGTCACCTGGTTGACCATGTTGAGCCCGGTTTGGTAGTTCGCCGTCTGCTCATTGGATTTGGTCTGGGCAGCTGCCGTCGCATACGGATCAGGGGCTTGCGGAGCGTTCATCTGGCCGTCCTTATCAATCGCTGGTCCTGTCGCGTCAGGCCGTAGAGCACACCGTCTTCGTCGCCGAACTGCTGCCGGAGCAGTCCTTCCCAACGGAACCCGGCCTTCTCCAGCCCTTTGCGCGCACGAACATTCGAGGTGCGGGTGACGGCGGTGACCCGCGCAACATTGAGACCGTCAAAGCAGATGCGGGCCATGTCCCGCGCGTCGGCCAACCGCAGCCGCTCGCTGGCGGTGAGCGTCAGATGCACGTCATGACCGGTGTAGTTGTTCAGCACGACAGCGAGCCGCGGGAACCCAGCATCGGCCGCCACATAGCCGCAGAACGGCGGTACGATACGGATCCCAAGCGCCTGCTCGATGATCCATTTCGCCACCTCGTCGGCGCGGATCATCCGAGCGGACTGCCCGGTTCATAGAGCAGATCGATCGACGAATAGCGGAAGTCCGGCGCCGAGGTCTGATTGATCTGGATCTGCAGGATGGGCGCGACATAGACGCCGTTGGCCGGCGCGCCCATCCACACGGATTGGTCCTTCACACCGCCCGGCCAGATCGATTTCCCCCAGATCGCGGAGCCCCACAACGTGCTCGTCGCAAATGCTGTCGAATTCTGTGCCGAGGCCGGATAGGTCGTGGCGAATTCGGTGTTGATCGTCAGCTGCAGGTTCACGCTGAAATCGGCCTGAACATAGGGTTTGGCCATCTTGATCTGCTTGCGCAGGCCGGGCTTGTCGAGCGCCGTGAACTTCTGAAAGATCGTGCAGATGTATGGGCTTGTGTCGTCCTTGCCGCCGACCTCGGCTTGACAAACCCGACCATCAGATGTGCCGAAGAACAGCTGGTTGTTGTAGACGCCGAAGCAGTTGGCATCCCAGCCGACATAGCGCGCCCAAGCTCCGGTGCGCGCGTTGACGACATATTGCGTTTTGGTCGGCGATTGGTTCTGCGGCAGGCAGACAATCCCCATGCTTTCGAGCGGCCATGTCGACAACTGCCAGCCGTCAACATTGCCATAGGTCAGAACCGACTTGCGCCATTCGGGCGCGATCGGCAGCGTCACTGCGGCATTCTGCAGCGCCAGCTGATCAAGCTGCATGGCTTTCGACAACGGCACGATGCCGTCCTCGGTCATGATCGCGAGATCCCCGCCCGCCTTCATCAGGCAGCGCCGGCCGAGCGGGCGCGAGACCTTGTAGACGCCCGACAGCGCCCAGGTCGTCGAGTCGCCCGGATAGGCGCCGGAATAGATCGCGACTTCGCCCTCCGACGAGATGAACACGCAACTCTCATAGGTGCCATTCGTGGTGACGACAGCCCAGGTCCCGCCGCACAGCAGGTAGCCGCCGCGCGTGAACACCGACGTGAGCGGAAAGATCGTCGCCGCGCCGCCGATGCTGTCGAGCGGCAGGTACCAGGCGTTCATGCTGTTTGACTGGACGCCATAGATCCGGTTCTTGTAGGCCCAAGCGAAGGCAAATGGCCCGTTTGAGTCGAGCCCCGTGATAGCCGGGCTCGTGCTCCAGGACGACCCGCTGAAAATCTGCGCAGGATCCGACCCGTTCAGTGCCATCAGGAACTGGCCGCCCGTGCCGGTGAACTGCAGCGAATGCATCAGCTTGGTTTGCAGCCCGGACACGGCCGGCGAACCGACAGTGCCGCCGCCGGTCACGTCCCAGATCTTGCCGCCGCCGGCCGCGAACAGCTTCGTCAGCGCGCCGTTGAGATAGGGCATCAGCGTCGTGACGGACGATCCCATGCCCTTTGCATAGGTCGTCGAGCCGCGCCGAAGCCTGATATAGTCTAGCTGCGGGAACACGTTTTCCAAGAGAAAGGCCGTCCCGTCCGGTGCGTCGGCCAGATTGGCGCCGACATACCATCCCTTGGTTGGCGCTTCGATGCCGGCCGGCAACGAGACGGCGCCACGCCCTTGCGACTTTGTCCGAAGCGGCTGGATCATGTCACCACCACATCAGGAAGTTCGCCGAGGCCGTCGCGGCCGGCGTATAGATGATCACGATGATGCCTTGCGCACCTACGCCACCGTCAGAGTTGGATGAACTGCCGGCGCCACCGCCGCCACCGCCACCGCCATATAGCCCACCAGCACCGCCAACTACGCCCGTTATTCCAGTTCCAGCGCCACCTCCGCCACCGCCGCCAGAGCCATGAGAGCCGTCGTACTCAGTTCCAGCCCCACCGGGGTTGCTCAGTGTCCCGCCCGCGCCGCCGGACCCGCCATCACCGGCGCCGCCAGCGCTTGTACTGGTGCCCGCTATGCCGGTTCCGCCAGCGCTGCCGGTCCCCGCGCCCGCTCCTGCAGCACCTCCGCCCCCGCCACCTGCTGTCGATGCCGTGCCGGCCGCCGTGCCGCCCGTCCCGCCGCTGGCGGTCGATGTGCCGATGCAGCTGCCCGCCGCGCCGCCCGTCCCTGCTGTCGTACCAGAGCCTGCGCCGCCACCCTTGGCCAGCACGCCTGTCGCCGTACTGGCCGGCGCAGATGACCCGGTATTGACTATCCAGGTATCCCCGCCTGTTCCGGGAGTGCTGCCGTTTGAGCCTGCGACGCCGCCCGCCCCGATCTGACAGGTGTAAGCAGTGCTGGCGGAGAACGTTGCCGCGCCTGTGATGACGGCCCAGGCTCCGCCGCCACCGCCTGCGCCGCTTCGGTCTGCAGATCGGCCGACACCGCCCGCGCCGCCGCCGATGCATTCGATTTTCGAGCCGGCCTGAACCCAATCCGACGGGAAGGTGTAACTCGTCCCTGACGTTACGAAAACGACTGTCGCCAGCACATGGCGATCGACGGGAAGGGGATGGTCCTTGGAGTGGACTTCGACCACGTGGGTCTTGGTCCAGCCGTTGCCATCAGGAAACGGCGTCCAGCTTGCGACCGAGACGAGCGTCAGCGCGCCGATCGCGAGCAGTTTCAGGCGGCGGACAAGAGGCCCGGATCCACGCTTCGGGATCTTAAGAAACCGCCGCTCTGTCATGGCGCCACCGGCGCGCTGAAGGTCTTGGCGCCCGGGTCATAGGTCCAGCCGATCCCCGCATCGATGCCGGTGATATCGACGAGGATTGCGCCCGCCGGCGCAGCAGCCGTCGCCGCATCGGCCATGATCACATTGACCACAATGAGCGTGATCGGATCGACGACCGCGGCGATCACTGCTGCCCCACGGCGATGACGTCCCAGAACGAGTCCTGCGCGTTCCACACGCAGCCGACATAGAGCACCTTCGAAATCACCGTCGTCGACGGCAGCGTGACGCCGACAGCGCGATAGCCGCCGCTCGTGGTCGTCCAGGTCAAGGCACGGGCCGTGCCATTATCCTTCAGCCGCAGCAGCAGCTTCTGTCCATCGGTTGGCGTCCCGGAGGGCGCCGCAATCGTGGCCGCCGCCGCCAGCGCGGTGACGGTGTACATGTCGCTGGTGTCGCCTGCCGGCGTGATCGTCGAGCCGGAGGCGGTCGTGCCGGTGCGCTGCGTGATGCGCTTGTTGGTGAAGGTCTGCGTCGCCGCCAAGCCGGCAAGCGTGTCGCTGGCACCCGGCAGGGTGAACGTCGCCGTGGCGGACCCGACCAGCGTCGTCGTGAATGCGCCCGACAGCGACAGGCCGGCGCCATCTGTGCCGCCAAGGGTCACGGAACTGTTGGCCGTCAGCGTCTTGCCGTCGGCGATCGTCAGCGTTGATCCGCTTGCCGGCTGGGTCAGCGCGACCTTGTTGATGCTGCTTGCCGTCGCTGCGCCAAGGCTCGGCGTCACCAGCGCCGGTGACGTCGCCTGCACGATGGCGCCGGTGCCTGTCGTCGTGTTGCCGAGGGCAGTAACAGTCCCCGACGTCGGCAGCGTCAGGTTCGTATTGGCGGAAACGTTCAGCGTGACCGTGAACGCACCCGAGACCGAAAACGCGCCGCCAAGCGAAACAGCCTGGCCGCCGATCTTGGCGACCGTAAAGGCGCTGGCCCCGTCGAAGGTCAGATCGCCGCCGGGCGTAAACCCGCCAAGTGCGCCCGCGGTGTTGAGCTGGATCTGCCCAGACGTGCCGCCGGGCGTCGCCGCCGCCGTCGGTGTTCCCCATGTGCCGTCACCGCGCCAGAACGTCGTGTTCGACGCGCCGGTCCCGCTGTTCAGCTTCGATACCGGCAGGTTGCCCGTCGTCTGCGTCGTCAGGTTCACCAGCCCCATGCTGCCGGCGACGGCCGCACTCAGTGTCGCCCGCCGCGTTGTGCCGGTCGCCGGGTCCCACAGCGGGATCAGCTCATTGCCGGTGATCGCAGCGTCGGCGGGGAGCTTGTTGATGGTGATCGTCGACATCAGTTCGTCACCAGATACTGGCCGAGGTCGTCGACCACGTTCGGGCCCGTCAACTGGCCGACGTAGCTGTCGCCGAACTGGGTGCCGGTGGAAATCGACATCTGGATGATGCGTTCGGTGTGCTCGCTGCCGGCGAGGCGGTCGAAGGCCATCTCGTAGGCGCGAAAGTCCTCGGCATAATCGAGGCCCTTCGCGGCCTTCACCTTCCACAGTGTGCCGAGCATGATCAGCCGTTCCGGCAGCCGCGACGTGTCGGCATTCGAGCCCCATTCCGCCTTGGTCGCGCCGGTTCCACCATCCACGATCCAGTTCCTGGAATGGTAGTAGTAGGAAATCGTCTCGCCGATCGCAGGCGCCGGATAGAATTCGATCTGCGTCGCATTGGCCATGCGCCAGAAGGACGGCGCGACGCCTGCGCCGATCAGCTTCAGCTGCAGGAACACTTCCTCGTTCATCGGCCCGACCAGGGGCCTCGTCGGATAGGACGACGATACGAATTGCTCGGACGGCCACAGGTTGCCGAAATCGGCTGGCAGCGTGAACAGCGTCGTCGCGCCGTCGCCGGTAAAGGTCGCCGGCGGCGTCGATTTCAGCGCCTTCCACCACCAGCGCTCTGTCAGGTCGTCGCCGATATCCTGCGCGAACGCGACCATCTGCTGAACGGTCGCGTCCTGCGATGTGAAGGCGTCATTCGTCGTGCCGAAGCCGGCCCGCTTATAGGCGCCCTGGATGATCGTCAGCAGGCTCACGGAAGCGCGCCCTCAAGGCCTTCGCGCGCCACCTTCGGCGGTCGGCCCGGTCCGCGCCGGTCTGCCGAGGATGCCGCCAGCTGCGCCTGCAGCTCGGCGATCTGGGCCTGCAGCTCGTCGACCTTCGCCGTCATGTTCTGGCCGCCGGCCAGCCACCGCTGCGCCTTCTGCTGCAGTTCGCGCGCATAGGGCACGCGCGACAGATGCGCATCGGGACAGGCGACGAGGTTCTCGACGGTGAAGATGTTGAGCGCCTCCATCTCCATCACCTGGCGCTTGGAGATCACCGGCCATTCCTTCAGCGGGAAGCCGCCGGAGAAGCGGTCCTCGGACTGATTGGCCTTCCACGTCTTGTAGGCGTGCGCATGTTTGCGGCGAATCTCGTCCGTCACCGGATGCACCGGCCGGTTCAGCGCGTCACCGGGCACGAGCTTGTAATAGACCTCGACATCGTCGACGACGAGGCGGCCCTCGGCCTCGGTCTTGGCCGGGTTTTCCAGCTGGATCATCGAGAACACGATGGTCGTGTTCGGATCGTCGCCGTCGTGCACCTTGTCCGGGCCGCCGCCGAATTCCGCGATATGCTCTGTGAACATCGGTCACCTCATATAAAAAAGGGGCGCCCCAATGGCGCCCCTCTGGTCTCGATTGTTGGCGTCAGGCTTTGGGCGCCGACGCCGGCTGCACGCTTTCCAGCACCTTCACCCGGGCGTCGAGCCCGTTGACTGCGGCGGCGAGTGCGTGAAGTAGCTCTTCCGTCACCAGCGGCACGTCGCGGCCAGCTTCACGCGCGTCGGCGATTAGTTTCTCGATATCCTCAATCATCGATCAGCCTCAGTTCGTCTTGTCGAGATACGGCCACTTCAGCAGCGCCTCGACGTACCCGTTGGAAGTCACGTTGATGTTGGAGCCGTTCGCCGTCGCGTTGGCCGACATCGTGATGGTGTAGTTGCCGGACACGCCCTGGATGGACGTGATCGTGGTCGATGCCGGGATGCCGGTGCCCGAGATCGTCTGGTTCGGGTAGATGCCGGCGATCGAGGTGACGTTCGTCAGCTGGTTCGACCCGTTCACCGTCGTGGCATAGAACGAGTTGTTGGCCGCGGTGATCGTGATGCCGGATCCGGTCGCGGTCGCCGCCAGGGACATCGTGACGGCATTGCCGTTGATCTCCTTGACGATGGCACCCGTTGCGATGCCCGTGCCGGACAGCGTCTGGCCGACCGTCAGGAACTTTGCGCCGCTGACGTTCGTGAGCACGGCCGACCCGTTGGTCGTGTTCGCGGTAAAGGTCACCGATGTCCGCGCCACATACAGGCCGCTGATCAGCTTGGAGCCGACCGTTGCCGAGGCCGGCGCGCCGATCTGGCTGGCCGTGGTCGTGGTTTCTGCCAGGTTGCCCTGCGCCGCGGTCGAAACCGCATTCACAAGGCTGGAGCCAGCCCGCTGGACCCAGATACCGTAGAGGCCGACCGCCGGGAACACGTAGGAGAACGGCCGCGGCGACTGGGTCTTGAGCTCGCCGACGACGCCGCCGAGGAAGAAGGTGCCGAAGCTCATGCCGCGGTCGGAGGTCGACGTCAGGCACTGGATGGCCTGGTAGCTGTTGTCCCAGACCAGCCCGTCGCCCTGATTGAGGGTCAGCGGGGCGGAGGTCACATCGAACATCAGGTAGACGAACTCCGCCTCGCCGTCGCCGGCGAAGACCTCTCCCGGTCGCCATTCCTGATAGGGGAACTGCGAGTTCGAGGCAAAGGGGCCGGCCGGCGCATAATCGCGGACGCCGATCCCCTCGTTCTGGAAAATGGCAATGGTCATTGGAGGATCCTTTCAGGCCAGCGTTACTGCCAGAGCACCGCGTTGAGGGACGGGTTCATGCAGACCAGGTTGCCGGCCCACGCGAGGATGCGCACGATTGCGTCCTGATTGACGTTCGACCGGTCGCCGCCGATCACCGAATAGTTCCGCTCCGGAGCGACGACCAGGCTGTAGGTCTCCGGGTTGAGGAAATAGGCGGTATTGGTCGGGATCTGGCCGTTGTAGCCGCCGTCGAGGATGACGCGGGCCTTCTTGCCGGCGCCGTAGTAGGCGAGCGACGTGAAGCCGGCGCCTGCGTCGCCGTCCGGATCCTCGGTGATCCGCTGGATGCCCTGCAGATAGGTCAGGAACGCCGTGTAATAGTTGGTGTCGCAGACAATCTGTTCGATACCTTCGCTGTCACGCTTGGCGCCGAGGGTGGCGGTCGCGAAATACGAGGCGATATTCGACGAGGTCACCACGCCGCGCGAGTCGGTGTTGGCGTTGATCGACACGTTGCGCCACCACGGATAGGCCGAGCGGTCAATGCCGCCGTAAATGCCCGTGGTCGGCGTCTTGGCGATGGCTGCATTGAGGCCGGTCAGCTGCTTGCCGCTCCAGCCGGTGCCGTCCGAATAGACGGCCGCCGACATATAGTTGCGGAACGTCTTGATGGCGTTGTTGGTGCGCGCGGTGACGAGCTTGATCTGCGCCGCCTTGCCGGAGTTCTGGATTTTCTCCAGTCCAGAGACGGTGACAGCAATCGACGCCTGCTTCAGCGGCACGCGCATCGCAGTCATCGTGTCGTTCAGGCTGATATTCAGGGGTTCATAGCCGGAATACCACATGAACGTCTGGTTCATGGCATAGGCGAGCTCCTCGACGATCTCGCGACCGCCTTCGAAATCCCGCTTCATGCCGCGCTTCTCGATTTCCTTGAGCAGCGCGTTGTTGTTCGAAATCAGGTCGTTCAGCTCGCCGGAGCGGGCCTCGAGCGTGGTGGTGACAAGATCACCCCAGTCGACATTGACGTTCAGCGGAGATGCCATTGGCTGTTACCTCAGACGTTGCCGCCGGCGAGCCGATCGAAGATCGCCTCGGTCACCTTGTGCGGCGGCAGATTTTTGGGGAGCGCGGGCGTGGTCACAGGGACGCGGCCGTTGGCGGGAGCGCCGACGACGGTCTTGGCAGCAGCCTTCGCTTGAGTCGCGGCGGCGGCGGCCCTGGCCTGCGGATTGGCCTGCGGAGCGGTGTCGCGCATGAGGATGGCCCGGATCTCCGGGTTGGCCCAACAGGCGCGGTCATAGGCGTCCTGCAACGTCAGCTTCGGATTGGTGGCGATGAGTTGCCCCATGTCCGCGCGCACGTTGTCGAAGAAGCGGTTTTTCGGATCGGTTGCGAATTGCCGGATGGCGTCGCTGACTTGACGCTCGGCGAGGACCTGGTCGACTTCCCGGCGGACATCCGGCGGCTGCTGAGGACCGCGCTGTGGAGTGCCCGCGACCGGCTGTTGAGGGCCGGCCCCACCTTTGCGGGCCTGATAGGCTTGGACGAACTGGTCGGTCGTCGCGCCGATATTGGCAAGGACGCGCTCGATCGCGGCGAACGGATCGCGCCGCAGCAGGTTCTCGATGCCGACATATTGCTCGAGCGCGGCCGGTAGCGTTGTCCCGCCGCTTTCGGCCATTCGAACATATTGATCAAGGCCCGAATACTTGCGGAACCCGGCGTCGATTTCCTCCTCGCGCTTGGCGACGGCCTCCTTGACCTCGGGCGGCAGGGCATCGAACGCCACTTTGGCCGCGGGCGCCCATCCTGCAGGCGGCCGATGCGTGGTCTGGGTCGCCTGTTCGGGCTGTGCCTGTTGCTGCTCGCCTGCCGCCGGGGGCTCGGCCTTCTGCGATTGGCCTTCGACTGGCTTGAACCGCCCCTGCACGTCACGCGCGCGCTCGGCAGCGGTCTTTTCAGACTTCGCCTCGTGCGGCACCACGTCGTCGGCCAGGCCGCCAGCCTTGCGCTCAAGCTCGTCATAAGCCCGCGCCGTGATGTCGGTCGGCGTCAGGACACTATCGGTCGTCGTCGCGTCCTGAGGTGACGCAACGTCCAATTCGTCAGCCATGTTGACCCCTTAGAGGATGACGCCGCTCTCGACAGGCGGCAAAGAGCTCTCAGCCGCCGGCGCCGGCCGGTAGCCCTGTTCCAATTTCGCGTAGGCTTCTGCGACCTGGTCTTCGGTCACGAACGTGTCGATCGGCGCTTTCGGCTCGATCCGCTCGTCGCCGAGGATGTGATAGCCGGCGCGCCGCACGTTCCGTTCGTAGGCGCGTTTCGACGTGACGATTTCGCCGTCGAGCATCGACTGGAATTCGCAATTGTCCGAGATGATCATCGGCATCGGCAGGTCGGACCGCGCGGACGACCTGACCGGCAGGCACGCGAGTGGCCAGGGCTCATCGAGCCGGTGCCAGCCCGGACACATGCGGCATTTGCGTTCAGCCATTCGGCGGCATCCCCTGCGACTGCTGCGCCTGCATGGCGGCCTGCATCTGCATTTTCTCGATATCCATTTGGTGCTGGCGTTCGGCGATCGCCATGTCGCGCTCCGCCTTGCGCCCGGCAACATGGTGATCGAGCGCCGCCTGCTGCACCTCGAGCTGCGCTTTGGTCTGTTCGGCGTTGGCGCGGATCTGCGACGTGGCAATCGTCGCCTTGGTCTTGGCGGCCTCAGCCTGTGTCTTCAACACCTCGTCGGGCGACGGTTGCGGCGGCGGCTTCGGCTGGCTCAACTGCGCCTGCATCTGTTCAAGCGTGGTTTCGATCGTCTCTTCCAGTTCGCGACCCGTGCGGAAGGCGCGCACGCCGAACAGCATCAACTGTGCCGCGAGCGGCCCCATCATCGGCTCCTGCTGGATGATCGGGCCCCAGGCCTGGATGAACTGCGTCATCGTCGAGACGAATTGCGCCCGGTCCTGCTTCTCCTGGCTTTCGTTGCTGGCAATCGTCGAGTCGGTCTCGACATCGACGAGGTAGCGCCGCAGCACGCCATCCTTCAGCAGTGTCTCGACCTGCTCCTGCGTCGGACCGGGGTTCGGCGGCGGCTGCGGTGCCGGCGGCGGCTGGACGCCGGTATATTGCGCCTGCGCCGCCTGCTGCTGCCAAGCCTGATAGGCGAGCGCGGCCTGCTGCTGCAGCTGCTGCACCTCGGCGTCGGTCGGCACCTTCATGTTCGAGATCTTGACCAGCGTCGACACTTGGAACTGCGTCGCCATGATCTCCGCCGCCATGCGGAAACAGTCGCGCGCCACCCGCTCGATTTCCGCCTGCCGCTCCCGGACGCGGATCGAGCCCCATTGCGCCTTGATCGATTGCGCCGTCGCCGTCTCGGATGCCTCGGTGTCGCCGCGCAGAATGTCGCTGATGCCGGTGATCTGGTAGATGTCATCGATCAGCTGCTTGCGGAGCTCGATGCACTCGCGAATGATGGTCGCGATCTGCTCCACCGGCAGGAACACCAGCGGCGGACCGTCATTGCCCGCAATCTTAAACGCCGCCCATGACTTGACGCCGATGGCGACATTCTCGACGCCCGGCTTTAATGCCCGCTCGATTTCCGGATAGGCCTCGCCGGACGGACCGGCCGGATAGAAGCCGACGACCTTCAGCGACTGCGTCAGGCTTGCGATGCGCGCCGTCAGCGTGTTGATCTCGGCAACCTGGTCCTGGTAAAAAACATAGTCCGGTGTCGGCTCGATCGATCCGTTGACGCAGGTCCCATAGGCCGGCTTCGGCGTCGGGAAAAAGCCGGTCACCTTCAGGTGCGGTTCCGATTCCTCAAGGACGAAATCATAGCCTTGCGCCGCCCAGATGACCTTCTCGTGGGTCCGGTCCCAGATCTCGTAAATGACGGCTTTGGCGTCGGCGCTGTCGTTGTTGGTGCGCTTGCCGTTCACGTCGTCATCGCCGGCCTTGGCGTCCCGCGGGATCTCGCCGGCGATTTCTTCGCTGAAGCGCGATTTCAGGTCATCGAGCCCAAGGTATGACCGGTAGGCGATCCACGGCAGCTCTTCCCATGACCGCGCGACGGGAACAATGAAATCCTCGCGATGGATCCAGTCGAGCCGCACGTGCTCCATGGCGAGCGTCTCGGACGGCTCGGCCTCGTCGCCGACGTCCTGCTGTTCCTCCGCCTGTTCCTCCGCCGCGACCGCCTCAGCGCCGCCTTCTGCGAAATCATCGATCGGTTCCGGCGCTTCGGCGGGCTCGAAAACCGGCTCGTAGCGCAGCCGCGGGATACCGCGCGCATAAAGCAGATAGTCGTCGCGGATGCCCTTGAAGCGCGTGTCCCAGTCGCTGAGGTCGGCATTGCACGACAGGGCGCGCTCAAGCAGCACCGTCGCCAGCCGCACGACCGGATCGCCGTCGCGCCAGCGCGATTGCACGACCGGCTTGGGCGGATGCGCATAGATCGAGGGCTGCAGCGTCTGGATGGTCGACCAGAAGATCTGATATTGCCGCTGCTCGTTCTTCTGCTTGCCGGCCTCCTGCTGATAGAGCCGCTGGATATCGCTGCAGCGCTTGCGATAGGCCTCGGCGTCCTTCTGCGCGACCCGGATGGCGTTCAGCCATTGCGTCGCGTCCTTGCGCATGGCTCCGCCGTCCACGGCATCGTCATCCGTGGCAGCAGCCGTCATGTCGCTCATACGCGGGTGATCCCTTTCGGCCGTTCATTCAGGTCGAAGAACTGATCCCAGGTCAGTTCGTTCAACGGCACTCCGATCGGCAGCGGCGGCGCCGGCAGCTTCGGCGTCATCGCGCGCCAGGCCATGGCCAAGTAGCGGAACGCGTCGGCGGCGTGGCTCGTCCAATCGTGGCGCGGCTTGTCTTTGAACGCCTTCAGTTTGTCGTCAAAATCCGCCCGATATTGCCTGAGCGCTTCCAGCCCTTGCGCCGTCCGCGTTGCATCAAACCAGCAATTCGCCAGCGTCAACCGCGTGGCGTTGATGCCGTCCATCAGCCCGTGATCGGGCACAAGGACCGGCCGGCGGCCCAGCGCATGCAACGTCTCAATGCGCGTCCGGCCTGTGCCGAGTTCGCGCACCTTGGCGTCATGCGGCACCCAGTCGTCCGCGTATCGATAGCCGCGCTCCCGCAGCACGCCGGCGTAGTGATCGAGGCCGACGTTGTTCGATTCGTAATAGTCGACGACGCGAACCTCGTTGCCCGCAACCTGAAAAAACCAGATCGCGGTCGAGTCGCCGACGCCCAGATCCCACGCGGTATGAACCGGCAAATCCGGGCTGACCGGAACGTCGCAGATGCGTCCGGCGCGTTCGGATGCGGCAATCTCCCGCGCGTAATAGGCTCCGATGATCGCAGCATCGAACGAGCACTCGAATTCCTGCTCGTACTGCTCCGGCGTCATGTCACCGCGCGCGGCATCCAGTTCCGAGATCGGCAGAATGCCCGTCTCGGATGCCTTGAGCATCAGGGCGAACCAGTCCGGATGCGACCGCGCCATTTTCCACAGGCGCCAAAATTCATTCTTTCCCTTTGGCGTGCCGATAAACGTTGCCCATCCCTGGCGATCCGCCAGCATTGGGCGGATGACTTCGCCGAAAACGCCCGCGCGCATGTCGGCAAACTCGTCGAGCACCACGCCATCGAGATAGGCACCGCGAAGGCGGTCCGGGTTGTCAGCCCCATGAATGCGGATGCGCGATCCGCCCATGAGCTCAACCCAGAGCTCGGCCTCGTTCTTGTCGATCGTGATCGGCAGGCTGTAGCGCTTCAGGTATTCCCACGCGACTTCCTTGGCCTGCGCCAGGAATGGGGCAACATAGGCGAACCGGCCATGGTCCTGTTTGAGCCCGGAGGCCCGCCGCACCAGATCGTTGATCGTCGCAACCGTCTTGCCGCAGCGGCGATGCGCGACAAGAACCGACCAGCGCTTGCCGCGATAGTGGAACGGCTTGAACTGGTCGCGCGGCCTATACGGAATGACGATCCGCTTCAGTCCTGCCACGTCACCGTCACTTGACCATCAAGCTCGACACGCTCCTTGAACATGCCGATGTGCCTCCCGAGATCCACCAAGGATGCACGCTTGTCATGCAGCTTGAACTTGATCTTTCTGACGACGCGAGCATCTTCGCCGCGCCCGTCGACAAAATCCTCAACCGTCACCTCGGCAATGGCTGAGGCCTGGTCCCTTGAGAGCTTCGAAAGATCGACGAACGGATCGCCGTTTGATCCGATCGTGATGTAATCGAGCATGTTGGCGAACCCGATCTTCGCCAGCTCCTCGACGATGCGCTCGGCAGTCACTCCGACACGCTCGGAAATCACTTGCTGGCGTTCTGCAATCGCTTTGGCGACCGGAGTTTTCCGGACCAATTGCCGACCGATGTCCGATGCCGTCTTTGCGCTGTAGCCGGCCCTGATTGCCGCCTGCGTCGCATTCAAATCGACCATGTATTCGTCGATGAAACGCAGCTGTTTCGGGGTTAAGGCCATGATTTCACCTCGCGGTAATTGAGGCCGCGGAAATTCGACAGATTTTCTGGAGATCGCCCAACAAAAATGCCGCTCGGCATCTGAACGCGAAGCGGCACGCTGTTTTTATTGCGCAACTGCGCAGGAAATTCAAGCGGCCCGTCCCGGTGGCTGGAGTTTTTTCGCTCCAAATCCGAAATGCTGGGCGAAGGCGGTCAGCACGGCGCGTAATTTCTCATGCCGGCCATAGTCGCAGTCTAGATCCTGCAGGCAGACCGCATGGAGGATCGACAGCCCGGCGGGGCCGGCAGCCCTGACAGCAAGGGTCTGGGCAGTTGTCCTGCGATCATCCAGAGCTCGAGCGGCGTCCGGGTCGCCGTCGGGGCCGGGACCGGCGAGGGCGCCGAGCCTCTGCGCTGCAACGGTCTCCCGCGGCAGGCCCATGGCTCGGCGGCACCGGTCATCCAGGATGGCGTATTCGAGGCCAGCGCTGAGCTGCTGGTCGGAGATGACGCCGGTCAGGTTGAGCCGCCCAAGAGAGCTGCCCCACAGCCCGTGCTGCGCCTCATGGCGCGCCAGAGACCGCATGCGGGCGATGTCTGCCGGCCCATAGAGCGATTGGGCCGCGTCGACTGCTGTGGCGCGGCTTAGCTGGCCACTGGGCGTGCGAATGCCTGGCTTCCGTTTACGTCCTCGTTTGGCCATCAGTCCCTCCTGCTCGACTGGCACGGGCAGGCGGGAAGGTCGATTCAGTGCAGCACGGCAGAAATGGCTGATTTGGTGGATAATTGTCAAATGAGGTAGCGAAGTTGAAATAGGGGATTATGCGAGATACATCGAAATCCCGCTTTATTTTCGAATTTCATTATATAAATCATATATATATTAGATATTAGAGAATTAGAGATATATACCATACCTTCTATATGGTTGTAACAATTTATATATATACAACCATATAATTTTGTTCTTATATACGTAACAATTTTGCATTTCGATCAAGATATTGATTTATATAATAAAATAACAAAAAAATGCGGGAAATCCCGCATTCCCGCATTCTCGCTTTCCCACGCTGAAATGCGCTTTACCCACGTAAAAACACGTATTCAACCGCCTCCCGTCCACGCTCGCCGTGGCGCGCCTTCCTCTGGTCAATCGACCCACCGGCTTTCAGCGTGTCCAGGATGCTGTCCATGGTCATCTTGTTATAGCGGCCCTTGAGCCGCTGATAGAGATTGCGCCGCGTGATCAGGCGCGCCTTCCGGATGATGCCGAGGACATGCAGCATGTCCGCCTGATGCTGGGTGTCCGCCATGTTCTGGCGCAATTCCTCGACAAAACCATCCATCGCCCAAGTGACGAAATCGGTCGCCCAATCCACATCGTCCGCCTCGATCCGGCAGGCGATCATCGAAGACGGATGCCGGCCGCAGGCGAGGATAAGCGCCACGCGGCGGATCATTTCCGCCGACCGGCTCCAGATCTCGAACAGCGGGTCGTCGTCTGACCGCCGCAGCATGTCCTCCTGCTGCAGTCTGGCCGCGCGCAGGAGGACATCGGCGTCCGGTGTCGTCGGAACGGTGATCATGGTCGGCAGCGTGATGTTCGACGCATAGAGCGCCGACTGCGCGAACTGGTGGCGCTCGTCATCGAAACACATCAGACCGAGACAGCGCGCGACCAGGTCGGCCGGCACCTCGTCGGCCGGCAGGACATCCTCGCGCCATTCGCCGCGCACATGACGCGGCAGGACGAGGAAGCGGTTCAGGAAGCCGTTGGCGACGTTCCTGCTCTTCATCTGCTCGCGGAAGGCCGCCGGCGTGGTGGCTCCCAGAATCGAGACCCACGGCCGGTGGATGGCCTCGCCATCGCGCATCGTCGTCGTGTCGGTGCGAAAGTCGCCGGCGTTGCGCCCCCAGATGCTGCAATAGGCCTCCAGCATCGAGGCCTCGGAATTCGACGATTTCGCATTGTTGAGCTTGCGCAGGACCGAGGCGATTTCGTCGATGATCTGCACCTGTGCCGGCTGCCGGCCAAGCCACATGCCGAGAGATGCCGCCGACGAGAAAGCCCCGCGCACCATCGCGCTTCGTCCAACCGCCTCCAGGATCTGCCCGACGGCCTCCTGGGGTCGATCCTTGCCGCCGCCGGTACCGGCGATCAACAGGCAATAGAGATGCGTGCCTGTCCGTGGCGTGCCCGTGTAGACCTGCCGGGCGACCAGCGCACCGATGGTCACCAGGGCAGCCGCGACGGCGAACAGGCGCACCGGCCGCGGCGAGGTGGCCTCGATCCAATCGGCGATTTCGCCGACCAGCCCCGGCGGGCGCAACAGCGCGTCCGGGCAGTCCGCCAGTTCGACGACAGGCTCGGCATCTACCTCAGATTCGGGATCCGCCCCGATCGCGTCGAGCTGCCGCGCCAGGTCCTCGCGCCGCTCGGCTGTTGCCGCATCCTCTACCGGCTCCAGGGCGGCGCGCGGGTGCGCCATGCCGGCGGCAAGCCCGCGCTCGAGCGTGCCGAGGGTCTTCTTCGGGTCCTTCCAGCCGGCGACCGCCGCCGTCAGCGCCGCGCGCGCCTCAGCCGCCGACAGCCAGCCGGCGCCGACCACCGTGCCGACCTTGAAGGCGCATTCGTTCAGCGTGGTGTTGCGCGCCCCCGGCGGCGTCCCGGCAAGTACCCGCGCCTCCTCCTCGAGCGCCGCCCGCGCGTAGGCCTCCTCGCGCGTCCCCGGCTGCGACGGCCGGGCGACAGGCGTCGGCGGGATCACGCGTTCGACTCGCCGGGCCGTCAGGATCTCCAGGAGCCACGGCGGGAGGTCCGGCGCGGCCGAGATCTCCGGACCATCCAGCATCTCATACCGGCCGATATCGATCTCAGATCCGGGCCCGAGGACATAGCCCCCGATGCCGCGAAGATCGATGCCGCTCTCTTCTTTCGGAGGGATCGATCCCCGACCGTTGCCGAGATCGACCCCGGCCGGGCGCCGGAAATAGCAATGCCAGCCGCCCGACGGCGTCTTGACGATCGGAATGGCCTCGATGTCATAGTCATGCTCGAAGCACGCCTGCCGGAACCATTCGATCCCGTGCGCCTGCCCTTCCTGCTTCGGCGCGTCGCAATCAATGACGAACCACGGCGTCTTGCCGATATGCACCCCCGGCGCTGCGTTCGGCCAACGACGCCAGAAGGCCTCCACCGACGCGCGCCGGGACGTGGCCTGCGCCGTCCACATCACCCCCGGACAGGGCTTCTTGCGCAGCGGCTCGCCGTCACTGTCCATGCCCGCGGTCTGGCACGGGAACACCGGAATGCCGGCGTCCGCCAACGCAAGGGCGGCGTCCAGGTTGCTCATGTCCATACTCAGAACGGCGCCGCGTGATCGTCGACGAGCTTTTTCAACATGCGCCGGTAGCCGGCGATGCCGACCTTGCAGGCCTCTGCCCACACCTCCGGCGGCATGCCCTCGAACAGATGGCCGAAGCCCGCCTCGTCGAGGAACTGCCCCATCGCATTGCCGCCGCCCTGAATGGCGGCTTCTGCTTCGATCTTGTTGAATGCGTTCTGCTTGATGCCGCCGGCCCGCATGGCAATCTCCAGACAATCGGGATCATCGCACACCCAGATCAGCCGCCCCCCCGTCAGGCGGCCGATCCCAAGGTCCATCCGGGCACAGATGCCGCAGAGACCCTCCTTCGAAAGGTCAATCGACATGGGCGCGCTTCCGCTCTTTCGGCGCCCAGGCAATGCGCGCATGCCACGGGCACCAGGACGTTCCGGGGATGACATCGGCGCCGCAGAAGCGCGTCTCGGATCTGCCGGTCAGGATCCAGGCACATTCAAATCCGATGCGGTGATCGACCAGCGTGACGCCCTCTCCAGCCGGCTCGATGATCTCCCGAGCCGGCGGCAGGATTTCCGGATGCGGTTCAATGGAAATCAGACGCGGCGGATTAGCAGATACTTCGCGCGGCCGGCCCCGTGGTCGCTTCGGCTCTGGCCTCGGCTTCTTCTCCTTCTGCAAGGCATGCACGGTGACCCGGCCTGCCAGTCCAAGTCGGTGCACCTTGCCGATGACGGCGTTGCGCGTGACGCCGCCGATCTCGGCGGCGATCTGGCTGCAGCTCCATCCTTCACGCCACAGGAATTCCAATCGGTCGACCCGCTCAGGCGTCCACATTGATCACCTCCAGTGTCGATCGATCGGCAAACGACCGACCGACGATCTCCCACCATTTGCCATTCCGACGCACCGAAACCGTCTTCGGGCAGGAGACCTCGGCCAATCGGGCAAGCGCTTCCGTGACGGTTACCGGAACCGGATCAAGACCGCCGTGCTTGTGCCACCAGTGCTGGGCCTTCCGACGCGCCGGCCCGTCATGCTCAAGGCAGACCCATTCCGGGAACGTCTGCAGCCCCGCGTAGAAATCGACCCGCATCGAGTCGGGTGACCCGGCTTTGATGTGCCGACGCATGTCCCAGGAGATGACCGGGATCTGCTCCGGCTTGGTCTTTTCGGTCGACAGGATCGGAATCGCTTCCGCGCGCGGATCGTGCTTCGGCTTATCCGCGGATGGGAACGCGTGATTGCAATGCGGGCAAGTCCGCGCATTGAGCGCGATCAGGTTTTCGCAGGAGGGACACTCCTTGGCGCGGACGGTCTCGACGGTGACCTTGGCCTCGTCGTCAGCGCCCGCACGCCCGCGCTTCGGGCGCACCTCGATCGTGTCGACCGGCCCGTGCCGCCGGACGTTGCCGGCGAAATCGAGGACAAGGCAGTCGGATTTGCCCTCTGCCAGGCGCGTGCCGCGTCCGACGATCTGCACATAGAGGCCGGTCGACAGCGTCGGCCGCAACATGGCGACCAGGTCGACAGCAGGCGCATCGAACCCGGTCGTCAGGACATTGGCATTCGTCAGACAGCGGATGCGGCCGTCCTTGAAGGCACGGATGAGCGCTGTCCGCTCCGCCGAGGCCGTTTCGCCGGTGATCGTCTCGGTCCCGATGCCAAGACTGCGGAGGGCGTCGCGGACGTGGACCGCATGCTTGATCCCGGTGCAGAAGACGAGCCACGACCGTCGGTCAGCTCCATAGGCGACGATCTCGCGCGCCGCGGACGCGGTGATGCGGTCGGTGTCAGCGGCAGCCTCGAGCGCGCCGGCAACGAACTCGCCGCCGCGTCGCGCGACCGTTGACACGTCGATCTCGGTTGCCGAGGCTTTGGACCGGAGCGGCGACAGGAAGCCGTCGCGGATGCCGGATCCGATGCCGTAGGAATAGACGGTCTCGTGAAACAGTGCCCCGTCGCCGGTATCGAGCCGGCCACTGTCGAGCCGGTATGGCGTCGCGGTGAACCCGGCGACACGCATGTCCGGCGCCAAATCCTCCAGATCGTGCAGCAGCTCACGATACATGCCGCCGCCCTTGGCCGGGATGAGGTGAGCCTCATCGACCAGCACGGCGTGGCGAGCCCCCAGGATCCGCGCCTTGGAATAGACCGACTGAATCGAGGCAAAGGTGATGCGGTGGTGCGCGTCACGCCGTCCCAGGCCGGCCGAGTAGATCCCGGCCGGAGCATCAGGCCAGACGCGGCGGAAGGCGAGGAAGTTCTGCTCGACGAGCTCGCGCACGTGAACGAGTACTAGCAGACGCATGTCGGGAAATTCGCACAGCCGTTTGGCCAGCGTCGCGATGACCACGGACTTTCCCGTGCCGGTCGCCATCTCGACGAGCGGGTTGCCACCGCCCGCCGACCAGAAGTCAAAGACCGCATCGACGGCATTCTGCTGATAGGGGCGAAGCTGGGTCATGCCGCCGTCTCCATGGCGGCGAACAGCGGAGCGTCAGCAACCCGACGAGTTTTTTGGGCCGATCGAACTGCAGCTGTGGGTTTATAATTGGCGCGGATCAGCGCCTCGGCTTCCGACGGGCAGACCGAGTTGCCGCACATGCGACCCTGCTGCTCGAGCGTCAGTTCGATCCTGCTGCCATCCTCGAGGATGCCGTGGTCAATGATGTAATCGGGGCGGAACCCTTGGGCGTTGAACCGCTCGCGCGGGGTGAGCATGCGCATGCCGATATCGACGATGGCGTACGGCTCGCCGGCAATCGTCACAGTGATCAACCCGTGCCGAGGCTTGGCTGTGACCGTGTGCAGAGGCTCGTCGCAAGGCTGTGACGGAAGGCCCTCGCCAAAATATTTGGCCAGGAATGCGTAAACCGTCGCGGCATGATTCCCGGCCGCAGAAGCGGTCCGCAGCGGCTCTTCCGCGCTGGCATCGCGCCGATCTGACCCGCGCAGGTTCAGCATGGAGACCGCGGCAAGCTGCTGCTGCGTTCCGGCAACGGTGATCGTCGAAACCGGTTCATCTGCCGGGTGGGCAGGCGCGCCAGGCCGAGGGCCGGCATTGTGCTGCGCCAGGAATGCGGCGATGACAGAGTGCTTCCCGCCTCCCGGCTGAACAACGGTCAGCGGATCGTAGACAGGATAAACGCGACGACCACCGCTCTCACCATGCGCCAAGCTGGCAACGACAGGCGCAACGATCGCCAGAGGCGCCGCACCACCGCCACGGTGCTCACTCGCGTGAGCGGTAATCGTGTGCAACGGCTCGCCGATATCGTGACCGGTCGCCCCGCGGTTGAACTTCGTGACGAACGGCATCAGGACGGCGTTCTGGTCCTTCCCCGATGCAGTGATGGTGTGCAGGGGTTCGTCGGCCGGCCGGCTGCCGCCGCCCTGTTGCGCATAGGTGATCACAGGCACCACGAGCGCCTCACCACGCGTCGCGGTCATGGTATCGATCGGCTCGTCCAGAGCACTTCCGCGCACTTGGTCGCGGCCGTGATTGACATGGACGATGAACGGCTTCGGATTATCGAGCACGTACCGTTTCACGCCCTTCGCAATCCGCGCCATGGTGTTTTCCGCCAGCGGGCGATTGGCGCGGATGCCGAACTTCGCCCTGATCTCATCGGACGTTTCGAAGATCGACGGGCATGGCAGGCTGAAATCGATGATGTCGGCCGCGGTCTTCCATACCTTGAGTTCGCCGGCTGCGATGCGCGCGGCGTCGGCAGGGTCGTTCGGATTTCCATGGCTCGGCTCGGGCCAGACGATCGGCTCATCCTCAAGACTGATCACCATGAAGAGCCGCTTGCGGATCGTGCCGGCACCAGTCATCCAGGCGCGCCGGACGCGCCACTCGACCCGGGCATAGTCAATGTCGCGCCATGCCTGGACGAAGAGGCGGAAGGTTGCGCCCTTCTGGACCGGGCAACGCCTGCCGTCTTCGGTCAGCGGGCTCCAGTCCTCGAATTCCTCGACGTTTTCGAGGAAAATCTTGCGTGGCCGCTGCCATTTCGGGAGCGCCTTTACCCACCCGAAGATTGCCCAGGCGAGGCCGCGGATGTTCTTCTCGCGCGGGCGGCCGCCCTTGGCCTTGCTGTGGTCCTTGCAATCGGGAGACATCCACAGCATGCCGATCGGGCGACCGCCGCACATCCCGATGGAATCGACCGTGGCAACGTCCTGGACCATGTGCCGCGTGCCGGGGTGATTGACACGGTGCATGGCCAGGGCGACCGGATCATGGTTGATCGCAATATCCGGATCGTGGCCGAGCGCGGCCCTGATCCCTTCGGATGCACCGCCACCACCGGCGAAGCTATCCATGACGAGTTCGCGCTCGCTCATGTGAACGGCACCTCGTCATCGAGAGCCAGTTCCGTGGCCGGCTTCATGTCCGGCGGCCAGTCGAAGCCATAGGCGATGAGGAACCGCTTGTGCATCGCCCGGGTGCGGTCGATGTCGCCAGCGCAGTATTCGGCGATCTTGAGATAATCCTTCGCCGCCCATCGATCGGCCACGCGAGACCCGTCCATCCCGTCATTGCCCTTGCCGGGCAGGCCGAGGTATTCACACAGCCGGTCCATGCCGATCATGTCGCGGATGCCCGCCCACATGACCATCGTGTCCTGCACCGCGTCGTCCCACGGCTTTACGGCGCGCGGGAACCAGGTCGGCAGCTCTATCCCGAGGACAATCGCCCGCTGCCAGATGAACCGGTTGTCGAAGTTGATCCAGTTGTGGCCGACCCAGGTCAGGTGATGCATCGGGTCTCGCAGCTTGCCCATGGCCACGAAGGACTCGCGGATCAGGTCCTTTTCGTCCTTGATGTTATTGATCGTGATCGCGTCGGCCTCGCTGTCGTTGAGTGCGAAGCCCATGCAGCAGATGTGCCCCAACCCGCCATCGAGACACGTCTTGTGAATGGCGGCCTGAACAGCGGCCGGCTTCTGCTCGGCCTCCCATTTGGCGATCGTCTCCGGCTTGGAATAATTCGCCGGCGGTGCGATCAGCGCGGCGATGCGCTCGCACACCTTGGGGTCCTGCGTCGGGATCGTCTCGATGTCGCTGTAAAGGTACTCACGCATGGGTGCCTCCGATCTCTGCGGCCACGACATCGGCCATATCGGAGGTGCACGGCGCCGGCGTCGGCGGTGTCAACGGCCACCACGGGGGGATCTTGTGTTCGTCGTGCCGCATCGGCATCAGGAGAGCGGTTCCCTCAATGTCGGGATCGCCATCTCGGATCAGGATCGGACATTCAAAATCCGCGCCATGATCGGTCTTGAACAGCGTCAACCCGCTCGACGAGTGGGAGCCGAGTGCATCACCAATGCGCCCAAGCAGTTCAGGATTGATCGAAATCCGATTCAGCGGCGAAACCGGCTTGACGACCTTCTGCCGCCAATCGGGGAACGTGCCGTCGATCAGCAGATCGTTCCACTGCAGGAACCGCAGCAGCGGACCGAGCAATGATACCTGCTCGAACAGCAGCTCTCGCGCAGCCTCGTCCTCCGGCGCCAGGCTGTCGAGCAACCCGGCGCGCGTACCAGTGACGACCAGCAAGCGGCCGTGCGGTTCAGTGTGGCGCCCCTTGATCGACGCCTTGAACAGCGATCGTGCCGCCTGCTTCATGCGCCCGTCCAGCCGCACGATGGCGTTGCCGTCGCTGTAGCCGTCGGGATCATGGATGTTGATCAGGATATGGCCGTCCGTCGCGGTCATCGACACCCCGCCGCGCGGGTCCGGCTCGACGTGTACGCCGGTGAGGTAGTGCCGGGTGTATTCGGTGCCACTGGCGATGGCCACGCGGCGGAACAGGTCGGCATTGACCTGACAGCGGAAGGGCTTGGGCTCCAACATGGCTCAGACCTCCACCTTGAAGATCTGGCCATCCGCGTTGAGCGAATACCAAACGTTGGGTTCTACCCCGTTCTCGCCGACCAGGCCCGACCAATGCCGGGTGATCTTGCCCGTCTTCCAATCGCGATGGACGAGGAATAGCGCATTGCCATCCGTCCCCATTACGCGACCATCGACTCCGATCGCCATGGCCGCGCCCTGATAGCCGGTGGAGCTGGCCGCGCCCTGATAGCCGGTGGAGCTGGCCGCGCCCTGATCGCCGGTGGAGCTGGCCGCGCCACGAGTGCCGGTGGA